TCGACGGGGTGGTGCTGGACGAGTTCGCGGATATGGATCCGCGCGCTTGGTCTGAAGTGATCCGGCCTGCCTTGGCTGACCGTCAGGGATGGGCGGTGTTCATCGGCACGCCCAAGGGCCGCAACGCCTTCTGGGAAGTGTACGAGCGCGCTAGGTCGTCGGCGGATTGGTTTCATCTGCGGCTGAAGGCCAGCGAAACCGGGATTGTCCCGGAAAGCGAACTTGCGGCGATGCGCTCGGAGATGAGCGAGGACGAGTTCGCCCGCGAGATGGAGACCAGCTTCGACGCGGCGATTGAGGGCGCGTATTACGCCAAGCTGCTGACCGAGGCGGAAACGGGCAACCCGCGCCGGATCACGAACGTCCCGCACGATCCTGGCCTTGAGGTCCATGCGGCGTGGGACTTGGGGATAGGGGACTCGACGGCAATCTGGCTGGCTCAGTTCGTGGGCCGCGAGATCAGGCTGATCGACTACATCGAAAACAACGGGGTGGCGCTGGATTGGTACGCCCGCGAGCTACGCAATCGGCCCTTCACCTATGCGCCGCTGATCCTTCCGCATGACGCGGTGGCGCGGGAGTTGGGGACCGGCAAATCTCGGCAAGAGATGCTGGAGAGCTTGGGTTTTCGGACGCGCATTGCGCCGAAGCTGAGTGTGGAAGACGGGATTGAAACCGTTCGCCGGATGCTCCCGCGAACGTGGATTGACGAAACCAAGTGCGCGGTCGGGCTGAGTTCAATCCGCGATTACCGCGAGAAGATCGACCAGAAGCGCCGGGTGAGCCTTGGCCCGCTCCACGATTGGACGAGCCACGGGGCTGACGCCCTTCGCTACCTGATGGTCGCTTACGACGAACCCAGGCCCAAGGCTGAGTTGAAGGCAGCGCGGCTGGCGTCGTCGGCTGGTGGATGGATGAGGGGATAGGATGGCCGATAAGATCGTCACCGAAGCCCTGAAGCGATGGGATGAGGGTAAGCTTGCCGAGCGGCACAACATCAAGGCCGCAGAGGAAGACCTAGAGTTCCTGATTGAGCAATGGGAACCGGAAGTCCGCCGCGAGCGCGAGCGTGAAGGCCGCCCCTGCCTCTCGGTCCCGCGCCTCCATACGTTCGTGCGTCAGGTGGCGAATGAGGTCCGCCTTCAGCCTCCGTCCATTCAGGTCCGCCCGGTTGAGGATGGCGACATTGAAACGGCGGATGTGATTGAAGGTCTGGTCCGTCACATCGAAGAAGCCTCGGACGCTCGGGCCAAGTACGCCCAGGCCACGGAAGACGCGGTGCGTTGCAGCCAAGGCTTCCTTCAGGTCCGCACGCAGTACAGCGGCGCGGATGGCTTTGATCAGGACATCGTAATCGAAGCCATCGTGAACCCGCTGTCGGTCATCTTTGACCCGAACGCGGTGGAGCCGACCCGGCGCGATGCCAAGTGGTGCATCGTGTACGAAGATATGACCAAGGAGGCGTTCAAGGCGGCGCATCCGAAGGCGTCCGAAACGTCCTTTGAAGGGCTCGGCACGGATCAGGTTGAGTGGTTCGGCGACAACACCATTCGCCGCGCGGTCTATTGGGTGGTCGAGGAAGAGGACGTCCGTCTTGTCGAGTTCACCGATGGGACGATTGGTGAAGACCCCTCGGCCCAGGTGATTGCGGGGGCTGAGGCCGACGGCATCTTCGTGAAGCGCGAGCGCAAGGCGAAGAAGAAGAAGGTCCGCTCGTACCTCATCAGCGGCGCGGAAGTGCTGGATGGGCCGTTTGACTGGCCAGGCGACCGCATCCCGATCATCCCTGTCTGGGGTGAAGAGGTCCGCATGGGCGCGAAGCGGGTTCGCATGAGCCTCATTCGACCCGCCAAGGACGCGCAGCGGATGCTGAACTACTGGCGGTCGGCCACGGTGGAGCGCATCGCTCTGGCGCCGAAAGCCCCTTGGCTGGTCACGCCAGCGAACATCGAAGGCTATGAGGACATGTGGAGCCAAGCGGCGGTCGGGAACCCGGCTGTGCTGGTGGCGAAGCCTGATCCGATCACGGGTATGCCGCAACGCATTGCGCCCGCGCCGATGGAAGCGGCGATGTTGCAGGAAGCGGCTCTAGCCAATGATGAGCTAAAGGCCGTCACGGGCATCTTTGACGCCGCGCTAGGGGCCAAGTCTAACGAGACGTCGGGCAAGGCCATCATGGCTCGCCAGCAGGAAGCCGACGTTGGCACCTATGCCTTTATCGACAACGCGCTGAGGGCTGTGCGGGAAGTGGGCCGCATCGTGGTGGCTCTGATCCCGTCGATCTATGACACCGCTCGCCAGGTCCGCATCATCGGCAAGAAAGACGAGCCGAAGGTGGTCAAGGTCAATCAGCAGTTCCTTGAGACTGTGACCGACCCGGAGACCGGCCAGAAGTACCAGCGCCCGCGCACCTACGACCTGACGGCGGGCAAGTACGATGTGAGCATTCAGACGGGTCCGTCCTTCACGACGCGCCGCCAGGGGATTGCTCAGGCGTATACCGAGATTATGAGCCAAGTCCCGCAGATCGCCCCGATCCTGCTGCCGCGCCTCGCTCAGCTTCTGGACGTGCCGGATGCGGACGAACTGGCCCAAGAACTGAAGACCATGCTTCAGCCTCCTGCCCCGCAAGGACCGCCGCCGATCAATCCGAAGGATCAGGCGCAAGCGGACCTCAACGCGGCCAAGGCTGATGGTCAGAAGATTGAGAACGTCGCCCGCATGGCGGCGCTCCACATAAACGGCGGGGTTCCCGGCCCTTCCGTTCCGCCGCAGGAGGCTCAGCCTCCCGGCGCACTCATGGGGGCCTAGCGGAGCCGATCCCGCGATAATCCGTCGAGAGACGCATGTCTGAGAACCTAGAGGCCGAAGTCCCGGCCCCTGAAGCTGTGCCTGCTCCGCAAGAGCAAGCCCAGGCGGAAGGACAACAGGACGCAAATACGGGGGATGATGCGAACCCCGCCGAAGACCACGAAGACGAGGGCCACGAGCCCAAGCCGAAGGGTGGCTTTCAAAGGCGCATCTCGGAACTGACGTACCGAGTCAGGGATACCGAACGCGACCGCGATTACTGGCGCGAGCTTGCCATGCAAACTCGGGTCCAGCAGCCGCCGCCGCCTCAGTATTACGAACCTGAATACGGCGCTTCCGATTACGAGCAACCCGCGCCCTACGTTGACCCGAACCAGATCATTGAGTCGGTTCAGCGGCAGCTAGAGACGCGGCAACGGCTCGCATCGTTTCAGGATGCGGTAGCCAAGGCTTACCCGGAAGGCGAACCTGAAGGCGTGGCGGCGCTTAAGCGCGCTCCTGCGGAGTACGTGACGCCCGCCATCTTCGAACTGGTGACTGAAAGCCAGATCGCTCCCAAGGTCGCTGATTACCTGGGTCTGAACCAGACGGAACTTCGCCGACTGGCAAGCCTGCCGCCGCACAAACAGGGCCTTGAGTTCGCCCGGTTGGAAGCTCGCCTGAGCGAGCAACGGCCGGCGACGACCAAGGCCCCCGCGCCGCCTCCCACTGTCGGCACTCGTTCTGCCCCGGTCGAGAAAGACCCGGACAATATGAGCGCGGATGAGTGGCTGAAGTGGCGTGAAGCCCAGCTTCGCAAAGCGCGAGGCTGATCCTCCGCAACAGCGCCGTCGAGATGACGCCGCCTTTCCCCGTGCGGGCCTCGCGCCCGCCTGAAGGACCCCCAAATGTCCAATACCATCCTCACCCCTACGGCGGTGACGCGCGAAGCCCTGCGCGTTCTCCACCAGAAGCTCAACTTCGTGGGCAGCATCAACCGCCAGTATGACGACAGCTTCGCCAAGTCTGGCGCGAAGATCGGTGACAGCCTGAAAATCCGCCTGCCGAACGAGTACACCGTCCGGACCGGCGCGCAGCTTCAGGCGCAAGACACCAGCGAGACCAGCACGACGCTTCAGATCGCCACCCAAAAGGGTGTCGATATGAACTTCACGTCGGCTGACCTCACCCTGTCGCTGGACGACTTCAGCAAGCGCGTGCTTGAGCCTGCGATGGCCGTGCTGGCTGCGAACATCGAAGCCGACGCCCTGAACATGTACAAGGACGTCGCTAACTCGGTGTGGAACTCCGGTTCCGCGATGACCATGGCTCACGTCCTCTCGGGCCGCGCCATCCTTCAGAACACCCTGACGCCGCTGGACACGCGCACCGCGCTTCTGTCCACGCAGCAGATGGTTGATCTGGTGACGGACTCCAAGTCGCTGTTTAACCAGCAGTCGGAGATTGGCCGTCAGTACAAGGAAGGCTATGTGGGGCGGGCCGCTGGCTTCGACTTCGCGGAAAACACCCTGATCCCGCGCCACACCCGTGGATCGGCAAATACCTCCTACACGACCGACACCCGCACCTCGGCGCTGGCGACGGACGGAACGGAGTATTCGCAGATCACGGTGGCTTCGGGCTCGGGTACGTTCGCGGTGGGCGATGTCATCACCATCGCCAACGTCAACCGCGTCCACCCGGAGTCCAAGGCTGACACGGGCGTTGCCCGTCAGTTCGTGGTGACGGAAGCCCTGGCTGCGGCTGGTACGCTGAAGATCGCCCCGAGCATCGTTCTGGGCGGCGCGAAGCAGAACTGCACCATCCCGACGACCTCGGCCACTGCGGTTGTGACCATCGCCGGCACCGCCTCGGGCTCCGATGACACGGCGCTCCTGTACCACAAAGATGCGTTCACCTTCGCGACCGCTGACCTTGTGATGCCGAACGGCGTGGACTTCTCGGCCCGTGAAGTCATGGACGGCATTTCGATGCGCGTTGTCCGTGCCTACGACATCAACAGCGACAAGTTCCCGTGTCGTCTGGATGTCCTCTACGGCTACAAGACGATCCGTCGTCAACTGGCCGTCCGCGTCCACAACAACTAGCGCCGTCCTGGCCGCGACTGAGGCCGGGTGAGAACCCGGCCTCCTTTCTTTCCCGAAAGGACTTCAGATGCCTGCTTACACTCAGATCGGGGACAACAGCCCCGATGGCGTTCAGGTCGGCTATAGCTCGACCAACAAGGTTGCCTTCTACGGCACCACCCCGATCAGCCAACGCGCTGCGGCGGCTCAGGCCACCTCGGCTGTTGGCACCGCCTCGTCCACGGCCATTGATACCGCCACCAAGGCGGCGCTTATCGAGGTCATGAATACTTTGACCAACCTTGGACTGTGGAAGGGCTCGGCCTGATCCACATGGCTAATGTCATCCTCCATGTCGGTTGCGGCGGTGAGCGGCTACCGGAATGGCTTTCGGGTTGTGATGAGGTTCGCCTCGACATTAGCCCGGACAACGAACCCGATATTGTCGCGTCGATGACCGACATGGGGGAGATTGGCCAGTTTGACGGGGTGTTCTGTTCTCATGCTCTGGAGCATCTCCACCAGCATGAAGTCGGAATTGCCCTGAGCGAGTTCCACCGGGTCTTAAAGCCCGGTGGAGCCGCCTACATTTTCGTCCCTGACCTTGAGGACGTCCAGCCGACTGAACAGGTGATGTACGTCTCGCCTGCGGGTCCGATCACGGGTCGGGACATGTACTACGGGCTTGCCAGCATCATCGCTGACTTCCCGTACATGGCGCACAAGGCGGGCTTCGTCTCAGCCACTCTGGCGAAGGCGCTGGAGGCGGCGGGCTTTGAAGCGCACACTAGGCGCTTGCCTAGCTATAACCTCCTCGGCGTGGGGGTGAAGCGGTGAAGGTTGTCCTTCTCTACCCCACGCTGACCCGCCCTTATCCGCAGTTCATTGATGCGCTTGAGGCGTCCATCCCGGCGCTGGACGCGGCGGGGATTGAACATTCTGCGGGGTGTGAGGTGGGTTGCCCGTATATCTCTGCCGCCAGGGCCAACCTTCTGCGGCGGGCTCTGGATACCAACCCCGATTGCGTGGTGTTCCTAGACCATGACGTATCGTGGAGGCCGGAAGACCTCGTAAAGCTGATCCAGACCGAAGGCGACGTTGTGGGCGGCACGTACCGCTTCAAGACGCCGGATGAGGTCAAGTATATGGGCTTCATCCATACGGATGATGCCGGATACCCAGAGGTCCGCGAGAGCGACGGCGCCATCAGGGCCTGCCGTCTGCCTGCGGGTTTCCTGAAGGTTACGAAGAAGGCCGTACAGGACTTCATGCGGGCCTACCCCGAACTGGTGTTCGGCGACCCGATCAAGCCTGCGGTCGATCTGTTCAATCATGGGGCCTTTGAGGGCGTGTGGTGGGGCGAGGATTACGCCTTCTGCCGGCGCTGGCAGGAGATGGGTCGTGACCTGTGGCTGGTCCCTGACTTGGACATCACCCACCACGACAAGGACTTGGGGGACTTCCCCGGCAACTATCACCGCTTCCTGCTCGCGCCGGATGCGGATGAACTGAAGGAAGCAGCCTGATGGCCTACCTGTTCGATCCCATCGCAACCACCAAAGTCTCGGCCACGAACTCGGCCTCGGCGGCGGCGATGTTCCCCGGCACGCCGCAAGGCGAGTTCGCCATCCGCGTCTGCAATGACGGCACGACCTGGGCTTACATCAAGTGGTCCTCGTCCTCGTCTGTGGCCGCGACGACCTCTGACTTGCCGATCCCGCCTGGTCAGTGTGTGGGCTTCACGGTGCGTAACACCGACCGCGAATGGCCGCTCTATTACTCGGTCATCATGGCGTCGAGTACGGCCAACGTCTCCGTGATCACGGGTCAGGGTATCTAAGCATGACCACGCTGCGCGAGATTGGCACGCGCTCCATCGGCCTTCTGGGCGCGCGTGGCCTTGGTGATACCCCTGCCGCTGAAGAACTGACGGCGTGGCTTGGCGCGGCGCAGGCGGCGTTTCTGTCGTGGGTCAACGCCGGGATTGGCGGGCCGCTTACGCAGGTCATCATCTCGTCCAACTACGACGCGGGCGAGAACGAGTTCATCACCGACACCTCGGGAACGGCGGTTGTCACCAAGCCGACCACGGTAACGGACCCCTACACGGGGCAAACGCGCGTCCCGCTGAATGGCGCGGTTATTCAGATCGCGGGCGGCGCCACGTTCATCTACGTGCGTTCGCGCGGCCAATGGGTACAGATGAACGCCCTGACGCTGGATAGCACGCAGCCGCTCGGGGACGAGTTTGACGAGGCGGTAGCCGTGGCCATGGCGGTGCGGGCGGCTCCGTATCTTCAGCGCCCGATCAGTCAGGACGTGGTGGGCATGGCGGATGCGGCCAAGCGGCAAATCCTGGCGCGCTTCGGCCCTCGTCTGCGGGGTCAGATTGACCCCGGCCTGTGGCAGTACCGCCGCTATACCTACGCCTACAACTACAACACCGGCGCATGAAGCCGCTGAGGGCGGGAAGCCCGGTCTATGACCTGTTTATAGAGAAGGCGGACAGGGCTTACGAAAGCTATCTCGCCAAGGGGATGCCGCTAGCCGACTACCCCGGCGAGACGATCCAATGCCGGAACGAGCTGGACCGCACGAACTGGCTTGGCCTGACCAAGCTTTGCGAGAAGGCCATCGCTGACGAGAAGGCTTACTACGAGGCGCAGAACCTGCCGCCGCCGAATGTGTGGGGGGATTACCCCATTGCGGCCCCCGGCATCCGCTGCACCTCCAACGCCTTCATCCGCCCGACTGTCGCGCAGACGCTGGTCCTCATGGATCAGGTGCTGAACTACGCCCTTGCGGCTCAGGCGTATTGGTGGGGCCTCAAGGACACTGTGCGGGCGTGCAAAACGGTCGCTGATCTGGAAGCAATCGATATGGCGGGAGGATGGCCTTAAGCAGACCGCGTGACGCGGCGGCTTCCGGGTTTTCGAGCGCGACCGTTGGGATGCGCCTTGATCCACGCCAAGGCCTCCTCAAGCGGAAGCTTTGCGCGGCTGACGTAGTGACAAAGCCGATGGTAGTTCACGCCTTCGTTCTCCGCGACTTGGGCGAGGGTGCGGCCATCGCCTACGCGGGTGTTGTTGCTGCGGTTTCTTGCCTGTTCGGTCCACGTGGCCCAGCGGCAATTGTCCGGTTCGTAGTGTCCTCGGGAGTCGATCCGATCCAACGTCGCCCCTTCGGGGCGCGGCCCCATATCGCTTAGGAACGCCTCGAAGCTGTTCCGCCAACGGTCGCAGACTTTGACGCCTTTACCGCCGTAGTTCTCGTATCCACCGTACTTCGGGTTGTAACAGCGAGACTTCATCGAAGAATAAACGCGATACTCCGGAGACGGTTTGTTGTTCGACCAGTGTCCGTGCTTTGTGTTGTGATGCACTTTCATTCCAATAATTTACAACAATAACAGCCGCAGGGGAAGGATAGACCATTGGTCATCAACATCGCCTTTGCGGCCTATCTGCGGACGGGCTTTCCCGAAGCGACGACGCTGAATTGCTATTCGGA